TGTCGTTGAGCTCAGTTAAATAAAAGCCAAGATCCACAAAGAAATCAAGCACCGATGTGCCCGTACCTTCAGTTAATGCTGAGAGTAAATCTTTGAATGCTCCGGCGGCTTCTTTAACGATGGTCCACCCAATTTCCAAAACGCCAAACACGCCTCGGAAAATATGACCAAGTTTTGCTGCTGTATCGTAGCTGATTTGCATCCGCTCAGTAAACTCGAGGAAGTTATGTGTTAATTCCACAAGTCGTAGAGCAGTTGGCGCAGGGAAAATATCTCGAAACGCCTGAATAACTGGCTTGAGAATGTCGCCTAAAGCGCCGAATGCGTTAGCCAGACCTTGAATAAGATCTTGGCGACCACCCATGTCTGCCCAGCTTTGAAGTAGATCGTTACGAGCATCAGACGAGTTGTTGACAAACGATCCGATTACCCCACTGAGTGTACTAAATAACTCTTTTGCTTGCTCAAAGTCGCCAATAAGAATGCGGAAACTTTGCGACCAGCCTGAAGCAACCGATTCTTTGATTGTGCTCATTAGCTGCGTAAACGTTTTAACTTCTGTAGCAGCGGCTTGGCCTAGCTCGCCAAGGGACACCATTTCTTGTGCTGCTTCTTCGCTGAACCCGAGCATCTTAAGTCCAGCTACATCTAGATCCCCAGAAAATGCTTCTAGTGTAGTGCTAAGAACGTCGGCGGTTAACCAACCCTTTTGCATTTGCTCGCGGAATGTACCACCTTTTTCCTCCCACTCTTCAAATGAAGCAGTAAGAGGCACATCGGTGATAGTTTTCATGGCTTTGCCCGTTTCGAACAACGCCTTTTTGAACACCTCGCCACCCATACCAGCGTTGACGACCGAGTTCCAGTCCATAAGGTTGACTCGACCCGCGGCAAGCGCCTGCGAAAGCTGATACATTGCGGTAGATGCTTGTTGCGAGTTTGATCCAGAAATTGCTGCTAGGTTTGCAATACCTTTGATTGCGTTAACAGATTGGTCAAGGTCAACGCCAGCGGCGGTGAAGGTACCAATGTTTCTGGCCATCTCAGAGAAGTTGTAAATCGTTTGGTCTGAATATTCGTTAAGCTTATCAAGAGCCGCGTTGACATCTTGAAGCGTAGATCCATCCGATTTAGTGTTTGCTAAGATCGTTTGAATGGAGTTCATGTTGGTTTCATACTCTCGGAAACCATCAAGAACCGGCGCAATACTTAACGACTTAACAATGCGCAGCCCAGCATCAACAGCTTTGTTTGTGATGTTGGCTAGCGCAGTAATTGCAATGGTTGACATTGCTAGGAATTTGGTGGAGATGCCGTCAATGGCGGTGCCCATTCCACCCAAACTGAAGTTTTTGGAAGCTCGGCTGATTTCGTCAAACCCACGCGTTGCATTAGCCATATCAAGGCTACGCTGCAGTTTGTCTAAGCTTGTAAGTGTGGACGCAATTTTTGTCTCAAATGCGCTATTATCAAACGTCATTTCAACAACACGATTATCAACGGACGGCATTCCACACCTTCTTTCACATAGTCAAAATTGCACGCCACACTTCGTTAGCGATTCGATCAAATATAGGTCTTAACGCAGGATTAATATAATCGTAGCCTTGCACATACCCACCAGTACCGGTTCCGTGACCATACTGAAGTAATATAGCTACATTAGCTCCATTGTTATTGTTTGTATTCAACCAAGTAATACCAACGTTTGTGCTATTACGAATAATTTCATACGTCCACGATTGCGCGGTTTCACCACTATCACGAGGCGTAGCACTTGCTAACGCATCTACACCCATTTGACCGTATCGTTCAAGATCTTTAAATTGATTACCACGTTGTAAATCACGTAAAAACTTTTCGGTCTTACGGTCTGACGTGCGACTGCGGATACCGATCACGGTGCTTAACCTTCAAGTGCTGAATCTAAAATACAACAAAAGCCGTATTCCATATTGGTAATGGCGCCATAAATTGTGATCCACCCAGCCTCATCGATCACAAACGTTTTTACGGTTCCGTCAATGGCTCCGCCGGGCTCTAATGAACCAACCGTACCAAAGATTTTTTGACCAGGAGCATTTTCAGACGGAACGTTACCGCAAGAGTAAATACCACTTGCTCCTGTTCGACGAACTGCTCCTGCCAACAGTATAGTTTGAACTCCAATGCGCTTCCATCGAAGTCGTCTATAACCACTAGATGGTGTGGTCCACCCCGTGTTTAACGGAACGTTAGTCCATGGTTGACTAAGAACGTCGTTACCAAGTTTACCTTCAGTAACTGCGTTATTAAGAATCTTTGCCGTCGTAACTGCGTTTGAAGCCAACGTACGAGCATCAACTGCCGATGCGCCAATCTTTTCATTACTTACAGCATTAGTTCCAATTCTGGTGTTTGTGACTTCACCAACACCAATTTTGTCATGCGTAATAGCGCCGTTAGCAATATGTGTTGTTCCGACTGTACCAGCTTGGATATGACTAGACCCAACAGCATTTGTGGCTAAAGCCGCACTTGTAACCGCAGCCACACCTAGCTTTGACGATGTAACTGCGCCTGCTGCAATTTTGCTAGCCGTCACAGCACTGGTAGCTAGTTGCTCATTCGTAATTGCGCCCGCAGCATGTGCTGCTGCAATAGCGGCGTCTAAATCTTCTTGCGAAACTTCACCGATAGGTCCTTGAATTCCTTGCGGACCTCGAACATTTCCGGCATTGATTTCAGTACCATCTCGAGTGATGAGGATGAGGTTATCACCAAGAATTGAACCCGCAACAATCGTACTGTTTTCAATTTCTAGCATCCGACTTGACGTAAATCCAGTAATCGTTGCCATTAAATATCCTCCTCGTTCTTTTCCGAACTACTTATCTGATACGTTTCAGCATCAAGATATACAACATTGTCGGATTCGATCATGAATTCCGTCGGGCTCAACATTGTGATAATATCGGGACGTTGAGAAATTGCAGTCCACGTTCCATCGCCATTATCAACAATGATCAGACGCTCCCATTTCTGAATAAACGCCAGTAGTGACTTCAGATCAGGAAGTGTAGGAGCACGATCTTCAGTACCATACAAGATGTCTTCAATATCTTGCATTAACCATTCGTCTATTTTGCGACTGTCTAAAATTAGATGCGCAGTGGGACGATGTTTTGCCACTAATTCTGGGATTGCGGTTACAGACCACTCAAATTCTGTTGGTGTAACATCTAACCCTAATGTTTGACGAACTTTAGTAGATGGCGTTGCTGTTAAATTATATAGCACATGTAGTTTGTATCCTACATTAAGCTCATCAACATCGTTACCGACTTTTGTGCGGTAACAAAGACCAAATCTTGAAACTGGCTGATCGGTTAACATCACGCCGGTTTCGTCTTCAACAACACCTTCACACTCATAAAATTCGTCGGGAAAAGTGAACGCACGAATGGTTCCAGAAAAATCCCCAAGTGTGACGACATCGTTAATTTTTGTACCATCAAAATGTACCGGCGAAACCGACATGTTTGACTCTTCATCAACGCTAATCAATCCACTCCATGCAACGCCAGATTTTCCATCTACATATAGTACGGCGTGGTCTAAACCAGCTTCAAAATATCGCGTTCCTGTCTGATCCCACTGAACTCTGGTCATACGTGCTCCTTAACCGTTAGTGTTGTACTCTGCACGCCTTCGTTCATTAAGCTCACGATACTTGAGCGCCGTTTCGTGTTTTGACATCTTTTTAGGTTTGGCGTTCTTTAGATTGCACACTCGGATAAGTGTTAACAAACGATTTAAATGCCAATGTTGACACTCAAACGGAATGTTGAACAAAATCATCCAATAATAGATTAGCTCTGACGTAATTATTTCGTTACGAGTTTTTGTTTTTGGCATCTCGCCAAAGGTCGTTGCTGATTCAGAAGACTCAATGTATTCGTTGATTTCACGAAAATTTTCAGAAGTAAATTTGGAAAAATCCACCCGGGGATTTTTTGGGTTGATAATCATAGCTTCTATGTAAGCTAAGGTCTCTTCTTTGGTTTTGTCTTTTGAACTAAGAAACGACTTTTTAAATTTTGACTCCCATTTTGACACTGAGACTAGAGAATGCTCAAGCTCGAAAACTTTTTGCTCGTCAGAATCAACAAACTCTTGTGTTTCTTGATTGAACGTTTCAGAGCCTTTAATGATTAACGTTAACATTCTCTAGTCTCCTTGTCACCTATCAGGGAACGTTGTAGAACCAGTCATCGTCAACACCAGCAGTGAAGACGTAACCCACGTTCGGACGCGCCGTGATAAGAGTATCCACCGTGATGGTGTACGGACCAGCAGCGAGTGCTGTGACGCCATCATAGTAAGTGACGCCTGTGACCGCAGGAATAGTAATCTCGTCAACGTTGTCA